AATGATGAGATAGTCCGATCTGGAGATATAGATAAAACTCCAGAGTTATCTAGAAATAGGATAACCACACAATTGTAAGTTATTGTGTAGTAACAATTTAGACGATCTCTATAATGTTATCAATAAGAGACCTCAGACGCTGGCTCTCGTAGCGAAAAGAACGAGAGAGAAACATGGTGCATCGGTATTCAACAATGCTTTCTCTACTGCGACTTTTGCAGGTGGAGATACCTACGCACTATGTGCATCCGCACATACCTTTAACGGAACGACTTCCACTCAATCCAATACTGGTACTTCTGCATTATCCAAAACTTCTCTTGCTGCTGCACGTTTGGCAATGAGGGATTATATGGACGATTCAGATAATCTTATCAATGCTCAAGGTGACATGTTGCTAGTTCCACCCGAACTAGAGCAGACAGCATGGGAACTCACTCAGAGCAAGCAGGAGCACAACACAGCTAATAACACAGCTAACTTCTGGCAAGGTCGTTATAAGACCATTGTATGGGATTATCTTAGTGATACAAACAACTGGTTCCTTATTGATGGAAGGTATGCAAAACTATTCTTGAAATGGTTTGACAGGATTCCTGTTGAATTTAACAAGGATAAAGATTTTGATACCTACATAAGTAAGTGGTCAACTTACACTAGATACAGCTACGGCTTTTCTAGTTGGCAGTGGATCTACGGAAATAATGTAAGCTAGTTGTATTTTGGGGGTAGGAGAGGTAACTCAAAAGCCTCTCCTACCCTAATACGGGTAAGGTGTGGTTAGATTCCACACGTCAGCTCATGAGAGTAAAGACAGGGAGGTGATCCTGGTAACTAGGAGGTTTGAATGAGTTTAACACATTATCCACATGGAATTAGCAGCTTTGGTGTACCTGTTCTTGGTGGAGGTGGATTGATGACACAAGGTACTAGTTACTTTGTGAATCCACGTCAAGGCAACGATGGTTATGATGGTTTAACTCCAGAATCAGCAAAGGCTACTGTTTTAGCTGCGTATACACTCTGTACGGCCAACCAGAATGATGTTATATATCTATTATCTTCTGGTAATTCATCTGGTGATACTACAGACTATTGGTCTGCAAAGCTGACTTGGGCAAAGAACTGTACCCATCTTATTGGTATAGGTTCTCCATCAATGATAGGTCACAGATCAAGGATAGCTCAATTATCAACTACTACTGGAATTGATGGTTTACTCACAGTTTCTGGTAGTAGTTGTATCTTTGCTAATTTTACTGTATTTCAAGGGTTAGATGATGCAACTTCAGAAAATGCTATAACTGTAACTGGCGATCGTAACTATTTCTACAATGTAAACGTGCAGGGTCTAGGAAGTACGATACAGGCTGCCACTTCTGGTTTGTCGCAGGTTACATTATCAGCAGCTGAAGAAAATACATTTGAGAATTGTGTTCTTGGTGCAGATACTTATGCCCAAGGTGCAACTAATGTTGTTGATATGGTATCTGATAGTAGAGATAACATTTTCAAAGATTGTATTTTCTTAACTTGTGGTATAGCAACTACGGAGTTTGTTGAATTGCAAGTTGATGGATTGCTTGGTTTTACATTATTCAAGAACTGTACTTTTATCAATGCTCCAACTGCAGCGGGTGCTGTAACAGCTATGACACTTGCTATTGGTCCAAGCAGAGCTTTAACTGCAACTGATGGTCTTGTGTTTATGGACAATTGTACTTCAACTGGTGTTACCGATCTTGGAGTTGGTGGTTGTGTTATATGTGGATCAAATATGGCTTCTGCAACAGGTATTACAACTACTGATATTGGTGTAGGGGTTATTCCCACATAGTAAGTAGTAATAATTGTGGGTGGGAGTTATTTCTCCCACCTGCAACTAAGAAAGGAGAAACTAATGGCTATTTGTACACGTTGTAAAACAGAAACTAGTAAACCTGAATGTCCAAAATGCGGAAAGACTATGGTTTATACAAGCACCATAGAAACTAAGGTTAAGAAATCAAAGAAGAAATAGAGGAGGTTTTATGGATGGCAGGAGGCCAAGACCCTGGGATGCAACGCAACAGCCTACCAGCAATCCTTTTACTCTAAGGAGGCCTGAGAAGAAACCATATATTCTCTCTGTATCTGAGAGGGAAACTCTCCTGTTAGAGAAACGGGAGTTAGAAAGTAGTCTCAGAGAATCTGATGAGTGGGGAAAAGGTACAAGGGCTAGTGTCGACAAAGCGTATATTAAACGACAGATTGATAAGATTGATGGTGCATTGTTTGAAGGACGTGCACGGCAGATAAGTTCAGGCAATAAAGATAAAGTAAGACAGATGGCAGATGAGTTAGCTATTCAAATTCAAATAGGAATGCCAACTTATGATGAGATGTGGGCACCTGAGAAACATCCTGGTGCAGTACGGAAACAACATATGTGGGAAAAGAAGAACGCTAAGAAGATTGAACGTTGGAAATTCTTGAGGCGACAGATGGAACCAGAGGATCCAACGATATCTAATGTTGAACTATTGAGGCAGAAATGAGTGATAGAATACCTTCAGAATCAATAACCACAGGTAAGAATGCAGAGCATCCAACATATTCAGACCATACTTATGTTAAGTGTGGGAACTGTGGATTTATCTGTAATACAGGTAGGGATAGGCGTGGGAGAGATGGTTCTCGTGCGGGTGATGGATATAGTAGACAGTCTACGCAGTTAGCTAGTGCTATTTCTGTTGGGGATACAACTATAACCGTTGACTCAACGACAGGTTTTGATGGATCATCAACAGGTTCTTGTACGGCATTTGCAGATGTTGGGTACCCTAATATTAAAACTACTGTTACTTCGGCCTCTCACGGATTATCCGACGAGGATATTATAACAATTAGTAGTACGACAAGTTACAATGGTACGTGGAAGATTACAGATGCATCTTCTTCGACCTTTAGTATATTCAAGAAATTTGTAGCAGATGATGCTACTGGTACTTGGGTCAAAGTTGAATCTGCTACTGTTCATGGTAGTGGTAAGACTATGACGTTTAAATACACAGCTACGGGTGCAACTACATTCACAGGTTGTACTAGTGTAGTTACAGCATTTGCAATAGATGATTACGTCAAACAAGACACAGTCCAAGGGTGTGCCCAATGTGGATGTTTAAGATACGAGGAGATATAAAATGACTAGAACAAGGATTAGAGATTTAATACGTAAGAAGTTGATGGAAACTACAGCATCGTTCTGGACGAATGCAGAACTCGATAATTGGATAAATGACGCTGGTCATGATGTAGCTTATAAAACCAAGTGCATCCAGGCTGATGGTAAGTTTGCTTCGGTTGAGAGTACATCAGAATATACGCTTACTGATTATTTCTCTGGTCTTCTCTCCGTAACTCGAGCATACTTCTATCAGGATGGATCCTCTTGGGAGGAACTTGATCCTACATCTATTGATAAATTAAATCAATTACACACAGGATGGAAGAATGCTGACGACGGTGTTCCAAGTGAATATTACTTTGATTATGAGAGGAATAAGACGTTGGGGTTATATGTTCCACCTAATAGTGATAATGCTGGTTCAGAATATATAGAAGTTTATTATGGTAATGACTACACAGACATTTCAGATGATGATGACAGTCCCTCATATATTCCAATTTCACTTCAACAGGCTATGGTAGAGTATGTAGTAGCTACTGGCTTAGAAACCAGAGGTTATAGGGATAAAGCTAATGATGCTTGGAAAAAATATATAGGTAGGATTAAAGAATACCTTATTCTTAAAGATGGAACTTTACACGACGACGATGATATTATTATGAAAAGCATTTATAACTTATGAAATATACTAATTTTACTTTCGCTGGCAGACATCATACAGAAGAAGCTAAAGAAAAGTGTAGAATTGCTAAACTTGGGAATACTTACAGTCTTGGTAGAAAACCTACTAAAGAACATAAAAAACGTATTTCTGAATCTGTCTATAAATATTACCAAGACCATCCTCGAGTTTTCTCAGAACAGCATAAAGAGAATCTAAGAAAAGCTCATTGGAAAGGTGGTAAATATAAAGATAGAAAAGGATATATTTTAATTAGTAATGGACGTATTAGAGAACATCGTCAGATAATGGAAAAGTATTTAGGAAGAAAACTTGAGAAATGGGAAGAAGTACACCATATCAATGGTGTTAAAGATGACAATCGTATTAAGAATTTAGCTATTATGATTCGTGGATTTCACAAAGCTAAATTGCGTTGTCCTCATTGTTTAAAGGAGGTTTATATAAGATGAGTCCTTTAGATATTAAAGTTATTCCGTGGTATCTAAAATCGTTGCCAGGAATGAATAATAAGGTTGAAGATCTAGAGTTAAAAGATAAGTGGGTTGAGTTGGCCCAGAACTGTAGGTTTGAAGATAAACCTGGATCTGTTACTAAGCGTCCTCCGTTAACATATTTTAATTCAACATCTGAGGGTGCAGGTGCAGTTCAAAGTCTGTATAGATCATATGCTGGTGGTGTAACTAAATGGGTAATGATTCATACTACCGCAGCATATGTTGGTGATGACAGTGCAGGTGATTGGACATCAATACGGACTAGCCTTACTACAGGGAAGCGGGCTTCATTCGTAACATATAAGAATCTCTTAATAGTATCCAATGGCTATAATAATCCTTGGGTGTATGATGGTAGTTCAGATAATGTAACATGGGAATTGGGTTCGTGTAAAGCTGTATTGGCTTCAGGTGGATCTAACTTAGATTCAGCCGCAACTTACTCTTATAAGATAGCTATAGACAGTAATGCTTATATATGTGATGCTGTGTCTAATACTGTTACTACAGATGCTTCTAATCGTAAGGTAACTCTCAGTAATATCCCTCTCGGTCCTACTGGTACTGCTGATCGCAAGATCTATAGAACAGAGGGAGGAGGAAGTACATATTATTTAATAGATACTATAGCAGAAAATACAAGTACAACTTATACAGATGATATAGCTGATACTACTGCTACTGCTATGCCTGCTGTTACTGATGATATGCCGTTAGGTTCTTTATTACAGATGCACAGGGAAAGATTATTTATTTCTGGTGATCCAAGCAACCAGAGCCGTATATATTATTCTAACGTTGGATTGCCTCATTATATTGCACAGACTACTGATACAGATTATATGGATGTTAATCCCGATGATAATGATGTGATTACAGGGATTCCAATTCAGTTAGGAGTTATGTGTTGTATTAAGAAGAATACTATTCGCAAACTTCATATTACTTCTTCAGTCAGTACTGCTGCTACTTCTACATGGTATGCTGATGATCCTGTATCTTGGAATGGTTGTCCTGCTCAATGGTCTGTAACACAAACACCTATGGGAATTATATATCTAGGTTGGGATCATTGGTATGTATTCAATGGTGCATTTTCTAAACCTATTGTAGATGAATTTGATACCAATGATATTCTTCCTGCTGATTATGCAGATGTTGTCAGCCATTTTAATAACAATGTTCTCCTGGCCGCATATACTGATAGAACTATAGCAGCACAGTATCATGATAGGGTTATGCGTTATAACTTCAAGCGTAAGGCTTTAATGTATGATACTATTGATGCTAACTGTTTTGCTAGTAAGACTGGTGATGCTGAGAAAGGTGAACTTTATTATGGAGATTCACAGAATGGTTATGTCTATCAGGCGGAGAACTCAGATATATTTTATCAGGTGCAGAAGAAAAGTGAACTTACTGCTGGAACTCAGACGGATACTTATGTAGGAGGTACAGAGGATGCTCCTCATTTAGAAATAGGTGCTGATTCAACAGCGTCTGATATACCTGAGAATATATGTATTTTTTGGGATGATGCTTCTACTACACCTGGATCAGGATGGACAGAGATAACGTCATATAGTGATAAGTACATACAGATAGGTACAACCTATGCTACAGAAGCAGGAGGTTCAGGTCATACACATGCTTTAACAGGAACTCTAGCCACATCTAATGTCGACCAGACTAATGCAGGTGAT